CCGCCCGGAATATCGGCGTCGCCTTCGCCCACCGTAATCGTGACGATCGGCGTCACCGGTCCCGCGACACCCACTGCCGACAGGGCAAAAGCTCGGATCTCGACGATCGTGCCGCGCGTATAGCCGGTGATGTCCAGACCGCCATTGGCGACCGGAATGGTGACGGGCGTCCAGGCGCCGGCGCCGGTTCGGTGCTCGATCGTGAACTGGGCGGTGGCGATCGGACCGGAGCCAGGCACCAGCGTCACCGAGATCAGGTTCTCAGTGTCGGTGCCGGCAAAACCGCTTTCGACGCTGGTGAAGCGCGGCGCCGGCGGCGCCGTAAGGTTTTCCGGGATCTCGGTGCCAACCCGGCCTGACCATGGCGGGATTTCGAGTGCGTCGACCAGCTGGTCGATGATCGGCGCTGCATCGATCATCTTGACGTGTTGGGAGAAATCCTCGCCGGCCTCGATGCCGCTTACGATCAGTTCAAAGCTCTCGCGGCCCGCAATGCCGAAGAACACCAGGTCGCCGATTGCCGGTACTGCGCCGCTACCTTCCAGCACAAGGAGCGGCGTCTCCCCCGGAACATTGACGACAGTTCTGACGATGGACGTTCCGATCGTGTCACTTTCGCTGATCCCGGTGCGGAATCGGATCGCATAGTTTTCTCCCGATACCATCGTGACCAGCTCGTCCAGCTCTACCAGTTGGCCATCGGCGCGCTTGACGCGAGCAGAGACCTGCGTGCGTTCAATCGTGTCGGCCGAAAGCCGGACCTTGTCGCCGCGCGTCGCCGGGCTCAGCGGTCCGTCCAGGGAGATGCGATAGACGTCGGGCCGCCACATCGCCTCGTACATCCTCCTGGTCCCTTCCCGAAAGATTTCGACCGGGTCCGTCTTGCCGGGCATTTCGAGCGCCTCGGTCAGCTTGATCTCGCCGACATGCCCAGGCCACGGCACGATCCGCTCGGTCGGCTTGTTGTCATTGGTCTGATCCAGGAACTTGATGCGTAGACCGTCCGGCCGGTGGTAGTATGATCGTGAGAGCTTGAAGCCGCTGGAGTTTCGCGGCCCGTAATCATCGATGATCGGCAGGTCGGCCGGCCGGTCGACAACCACACTCCATCTGCGGCCGTCATGCCGAGGTGTGGCGCGGCCGGCGGCGGCTATCTCAGCCAAGGCGTCTCGCAGGGACATTCCGGCGTCGTCCAGGACGGCATCGTATTTTAGGTCCTTCAGGCGGCAGAAATCATGCCAGTCCTCAAGTGCTTCAACATCGATGCCGAGATCATCGACGGGTCGAGGATTGGCCGGGCTTTGCAGCGCATAGCGATAAAGTGCGGCCGGGTTCCGGGTTGCGCGCTCGACCCACTCACCGCTTGCATGATCATAATCAAGGCAGACGCGCCGGCAGAGGGCGTTAAAACTGTCCAGCTGTCCGTTAAGTTGGTGCGTCGACTTGATCCGCACGGCGGCGAGTGCCAGCGGTTCGGAGAAGTTTAACGGGTACTCCGGACGAATGGTCTGTAGTGCCGCCCAGGCCGTGCGGTTCGATATATCCAACTTGGTGGTTTCCGGCGTCATCATGACACAGCGGATCTGATACCGGCCACGGGCCGGATAATCCCACGTGTGCTGACGATAGAAGGCTTCGCGCTTCTTCGCGGTGATCGTCAGGGTGGTTACTTCCTGCCACTCCTCCGCCTGGACCAGCCGCTGCAGTATTTTGATGACCACGGTGGAGTTGCGCAGCTTGCCCTCGTCATTGGCCCGGAACAGGCCGGCGGGCCAGGCGAAGATGACGGCGGCACCAATGGCGTCGGCGCCGGCGCTTCTTGTGACGGGCGTCTCGACCGGATCGCTGCCGTCGATGATCTCGCCCAGATCGTCCCGTGGATAGGGCATGGTCAGATCGGCGCCGATCGTCTCTTCCAGCACTTGGCGCGCGAAAAGGCCAAGCGGAGGATCTCCCGCGACCCCATCGCGGACCTCGATCTCGACTTCATCGTATTCCGAGAGCGAAGTCTCGCCGATGCGGAAATCCTCGAGCGCCAGAGGCCCGTAGCCGAAGTTGAGCATCGAGCGGATGTAGAGATCGTCACCGACGATCTCGCTACAGGACAGGGCACCAAAAGGCGGCGCGTAGCGGATTTCACCCAGCACGACGGGAACCGCACCGTTCGGGTCCATGCGATTGCGCCATCCTGAGATCGAATACCGGTTCTGCCGTTCTTGATCGTCGGGTTTGGATGGGGGGATCAGGGCGTTGATCAGCAGATTGCCGACAAGGGTGACGCCAAGAGCGACGGCTCCGGACGCAAGGCCATAACCGACGGAGCCTGCGGTCAGTCCCAGTAGTGTACCGGCGAAGAAGTTGCCGATCGCGATGGCCGCGACCGCTACGACAACCGTCAGGATCGTGCGCAGAGCGTCTCTTCCCGGTACCACGCGAATGACGACATGGACGCCGGCATGCGGATAGGCACGGTGCCAGACCTCGGGTGGTACGATCTGTGAGCCGTCTTTCGTCACGAGCGCGACCCGGACATGTTCACGGGCGATGCTCCGGCCGGGCAAGATCTGATCAACGATCTCGGCGACCGACAGCCCGGCCGGAAGCTCCAGGGTAATGCGATCCCGGCCCGGGTCGATCATCGGCGCTGCGAGAACGGGTATGGTACCCTTTCTAACGCTCATCGCACGGCCCTCGAAACCATCTCGACATGGCGATAATGACCGGTCAGGCGATGGGACCAGGAGCCCGACCGATAGCTCTCGATCTTGGCGCAGTCGTCGCGGGCAATATGGATCATCAGGCCGTGACGTACGACGATGCCCACATGCGTATCCAGCCGCCCACGGCGGAAGACCGCGATGTCAAAGGCGATCGCCTTGCCGACAACCGGCACCCACAATGGAGACACGACGGCGCCGGCGATGACAGCGGCAAGCTCGCCATGTTCCTCGATGGATGAATAACCGAGATAGTCCGGCAGGCTGATGCCCAGCTCTTCCTGGTAGATGACCGTGGCGAGTCCCCAGCAGTCGCAGCCGTCCTCCCGGGCGCGGCCGAATTCGGCATAAGGAAGGCCGATGAACTTGTCCGTCCAGCATTGGCTCATGTCCGCGCTCCAATTGGATGAGAGACCGGACTCATGCAAGAGTTGCGATGATCGCTGGCAGGGGAACACCGACCAGCGCCGATCATCACCCCGCGAGGAAAGCATGAGGAGAGCAAGATGAGTGAGCAGCAAACCGACTGGGTGCCTAGAAACGAACACAACGAGGTGGTTACAGAGCTGACCGAGCGACTGATGGTCTTGGAAGCTCTCTGCACGCTTATGATTGCGGAGCTTTCGATTACTAGCTCTGACGTGCGGGTCACTCTGGAGGACATTCTCTGGCAGGCGCAGCAGAACGAAGTCGATCCGAGCCACGAAGAATGGGTCAAAGCCGTGACCCTTTCTCAGTACCGGCGGATCGGGGACTTTCTTGCCAACGTGAATAAAACGCTGACAAAGCCGCTGAAACCGGCCCCTCACGCCTCTCGAACGCCGAAATAGCTGCCAACTCCAATATCGGCTTGCGGGCTCCCAAAGTGATGCCGCTAGCACTCGGATCGCATGTTTTAGGAAGGACCAAGGGTTCAATCACAGAAACAGTCCTGGGAAACGATCACGGCTCATCCGGCCGCCCGGAAAATACTCAAGCTCGATCTCCTCGCGGCTGAGCGACAAGGCGATCTGGCCGGCATCGATGTCGGCCGACAGGATCTGCAGGTCGGTGTATTCGTCCTCGATGAGGTTCGGCGTATCCGCCAGCACCACGGCGATGTGAGCCGTCGCAACGTCCGTGAACGATCGGACCAGGCGCACCATGTCGGCGTCGAGGTTTTCCAGCACGAGCTGGGCCGATGCCGGGGTATCGTCCTCGTCGGACGGAAGCAGCGCCGAGGCGACGACCCAGAGATAGGGATCGGTCATGGGATTGGCGCCGCGCCAGGTCGATCGCGTGCCGTAGTAGAGCGGATCGCTGGATAGCCGTTCGGTTCGATCCGTCGAAAGCCGGATCGGTCGCTCCAGCTCCGGATGATTGATCTCGATGAGCACCACCGGAAGTTCGGCGCTGGCAGGAGCATCCTTGGCGAGCCGGGCGTTGAGAGACAGGATCCTCATGGCATCACCACGACGCTGAAGGCGCGACGGAACTCGACACCCACGATGGTCTCGCTCGGCAGTTCGTCGCCAAAGCTGCACAGCCACTGGGCGCCAAGCAGGATGGGCTGCCCCTCGCTAGCGCCTCCGGTGACCAGGATCGGCTTTCCGTCGGCCGTGAGCAGCGCATGACCGTGCGTCGTGGGGTCCGGCATCCAGAACAGCTGAGTCCCGTGCCTGGTATCGTGCTTGTAGAAATTGTCGAAGACGGCATTCTGGTTGCGCGTCAGCAGGACCGAAAGGGACACAAGCTTCGCCGCGCTGGAGAACTTGCGACGCCAGCCGGGCGGACCGGCGTCCGACTGCCGTTTCTGCCGCGCATCCTGCGGACGTACGTTCCAGGTATTGCGTTCGGGGCGCGGAAGCTGAGAGGGCCAGACAGCGACGGTCATCGCGAGACCTTCCGCGGCTTGGCGTTAAATTCGGACATCATCGTGCGCCGCAGGGGATTTCCACGCTGCTTGATGGCCGCAGCGGCCATTTCGCCGATCGTGATGACTGGCTGACGGTTGCCGCTCTGATCCGTCGCTTCCTGATATTCGACGTCCGAGGAACCGTAATTGTTGATGATCGGCGCATTGAGGCCAGGGGCGACCGGCGCCGGCGCCGATGTCTGGTGCGGATAGGCCTGACGGACATTCAGGGTGACGGGGATCGTGCGGCCGTCCGGCAGCGGCACCGCCGCCTCGATGCCTGCTTCACCAAA